GAACACCTAATCCGCACCACATACGTCCCCGTCATCCTCGCCGAAGGAGCACGCCTAGCCAACAACCGCTTCCTCACCAACGCCCACCAATACAACTACCAAATCCACCTCATCCTCATCACCAGCCAACACGCCCCCCAACGACGCCAACAACGCGGCACCACCCAAAACCCCGCATGGATCAAAGGCGCAACCACCCGCGCCAACAACCTCCACCAAAACAACCGCAACCCCAAATTCACCTACACCACAATCAACACCGACAACACCGACACGCCGACAACCCCCACACAACAACTCCAAACCCTCATCCGCAAGGCTGTCGAGGCCGGAGAAGCGCTATGACCGAGAGAAGATCGGCTGAGAACACTCGGAATGCTGAGGGTGAGTATGAGCACGGTATCGATCAGGCGCAAATGGATGCAGCTGCGGCGCGTATGCGGGCGTCGGGGTTCTCTTATCAGGAGATAGCGAACGCTCAGAACGTAGTCATTTCCGCAGCGCATGGGCGGGTTCGCCGGGCGCTGGCGGCTGTGCCGGTGGAGGCTGTGCGTGAGTTGCGGCAGGTCGAGTTGGATCGTATGGACGACCTCGTAAAGCAGGCGACCGGTATTCTCCGCAAGGATCACCCGATGATCAGTCATGGGCGGTTGATCCCGGGGGTGTTCGATGTCCGGCCGAAGCTCCTCGCGATCCAAGCCCTGCTGCGGATCAGCGAGTCGCGCCGTCGACTGCTGGGGCTCGACGAGCCGATCAAGCACGAGGTGCGCGTGAACGACAAGATCGTGGAGGAGATTGAACGCCTCGCGCTGGAGTTGGGCATCGCAGCAGACGGCGGCGGGGCGACAGTCAAAGAATTGGAAACTATCGCCGAACAGATAGATTCGGGCGTGTAGGTGCCAGAATTCACGGGGTTACACCCGAAACCATATCGCGGACACGAGGTTTATCGTTTCGCGAGACGGATTCGGGGGTGCGGGCGACCATCGCTGGCCGCCCGGCTGAGCCCGGTTACAGGTCCTCGTCGTCTTCTCCGTCGGGGTTCGCGTCGCTGAACGCGTCTTCCCATGTGCTGATGCTGCCGAAACGTGCCCCGCGGTAATTGCCGGTCTCGTGCGTGACGACCTGAGCGTCCTCGCCGAACTCTTCGATGGCTGCCTGCACTGCGGCGAGCAGCGTCCCGAGCACCATCGTGGTGTCGATCTGGTCGGGCGCGTAGCCCTGATTGTTGCTGACTGAGAGAAGAACTTGCTTTGCCATGATCTTGCCAATCTGGTTGTGATGAGCGGGGCGACCGGTCGGCCGCCCCGCGGGTCTTACTCTGCGGCAGTGTCGAGCGATCCGGTGATCGTGTCGCCGTCGAAGTCGTCGAGAGCGGAGAGCGCGTCCTCCAACTCGTTGAGCGCGTCCTGAGCGCGCGTCCCACGATCGCCGTCCTGCATGTTCTCCGGCATGTTGTCGAAGTAGTCCTGCTCCTCGTCGCGCACGTTCTCAAGGTCGCTCTTGAGCGAGTCGATCAGTTCCGCAATCTCCTGCACGCGGGAGGCCAGTGCTGCTATTTCCTTGCGACGGTCCTTGTTCATGATCTTGCCAATCTGTCGGTACCGCCGGTGGCGATACCCTAACTATATCTCTAACAGATATGAATGTCTATCTTTTAGCGATATGAATATCGGCGGGCGCTCCGCAGTGCAGCGACCTGCTCAGCGCCCGGACAAACAACCGCACCACCCCACCCAGAAGGAGAACCCGCAATGACCGACGAAACAATCACGAAACGCCGCGTAACCGGCGTGAACGTGACCATCAAAAGTATCGACCCCGACACAGGGGAGGTGACCTTCGACCGGCACGATTTCACCGACTACGTCCGCCCCGACTTCCTCGACGCGTACCTCGCCGACGCCCGCACCCGCTGGCAGCTGGTCACCGTCGCCGACGAGCCCGACGCGGGCCCCGCCGGATACCACGGCGCAACACACGTCCCGGCCGGCCTTGAGCACCCGCTCGCCGGGCAGACGTTTTCCGCCACAACCCCGGAAAAGGACTAACTCATGGCCATCTTAATCCTCGCGCAGCGCAACGCTGTCGCCACCGCGTACGGGGTCGCAGCCCCGTTCGGTTCACTGTTCACCGGCGCTGGCCCGGGCACGACCGGTGCAGCCACGAATGAGTGCACTGGTGGGTCGCCTGCCTTCGCTCGACTGGCGCTCACGTGGGGTGCCGCGGCTGCCTCCGCGATCACCGGAACTGCCACGTTCAATATCGCCTCCGGCACGACCGTCACGTTCGGCGGTGTGACGGTCTCCGGCACGCTCGCCACCGCTGACGTGCGCGACGCTGGCGCCGTCACCAATCAGACGTACGCCTCGCAGGGCACCTACGCCGCAACGATGACGTACACGCAGACCTAAGTCAACCCGCAACCGATTGGACAAACAACTCATGCTAACCCTTACCTTCGATAAGCCGTCCTACAATGTTGGCGACACCATCACTGTCACCGTCAACGACCCGCACCTCCTCGCGACCACGGAAACTGAGACGGACACCTACACGGAGACGGACGGCGACCACGTCACGGTGGCGACGACGATCAACCACCCGGCTGCACTGCCGGGAACGTTGGTCTCCTTATCCGGTCGCGTGTACACCCGGGGCCCGATCACGGGCAGCACACTCGTTTACACTGCTACGGCCTGATGTTCGAGACCGTCACCTACACTGACGCGGCCGGGAAAGCTGTCTCCGCCTCAACCACGATCGGGGTAGGCCTGCCGACCGTCCTATGGCCGGGTGGATGTACGTATTGGGCGAAGTTCCCGAAAGCTCAAGCGGCCGGGTGGGATCGCTCCGGGTTCTTCCCCGTCGCCGTGTTCTTCGGCAAACCTCGGCACGCCGCTCAACTCCTCGCCGCCGGGGTGAATACGTTCATGGGTGCCGAGCATGACGGCTCAACTGTGGCAAGCATGACCGGTGTGGGGATGAATCTGATCCTCCAAATCTCCGAATGGACCGATGCTGAAATCGGCTCCGATGGGAAAGTCGTCGGCTATTTTCTCGAAGACGAGGTGGAGATGAACACACCGCCGTCCCCATTCGCTGACAACGACACGGGGCGGCTGCAATATCTGACCTCGCTGTCGAGAACCACACGGGCGAAAAGTGACGGCCGGTTCCTGTTCGCCAACTTCGGCAAAGGAGTGTTCGACTCGTTCTGGGCACCCGGAACAATGCCTCAGTACATTGCCGCCGTCGATGTGATGAGTAACGACGGGTACGCGTACACGAGCCCCGCGATCGACTTCGAGTTCACGCGTGCCTCCGCATGGCCGTCCGGAAAGTCACCTATCATCGCGGGCGCGTACTCCTGGCAGGTCGATCAGATGAACGGGTTCGCCGGTAACGTGAAACCGGTGTGGGTGTTCGTGGAGACCGCCCGTCCACTGCTCACCGAAACGGGGTCGCGAACTATCACCCCCGCTCGCATCGAGGGTGCCGCGTGGGCCGGGATCATTCACGGTGCGCTTGGTGTGGCATTCTTCCAGCACAACAACGACTCAACGATCCCGTACTACTCGATCGCCGACGAGGTAACCGGTCCTGCCCCGTACACGTTGGGACCGATCCCGACCATGACGAAGAAGATCAGTGCTGACATTGCTGCGCTCGCCCCGGTGCTGAACAGTCCGACGTCAGTATGGAACTTCGCCGCCGCCGGGATCGACACGATGCTGAAAGTAGGGTCCACGACGGCGATGATCTTCGCTATTCCGAATGCGACGACCGGGTTGAAGACGTTCACACTGCCGAGCTTGATCACCGGCCCAACGGTGACCGTGGTCGGTGAAGGGCGCACGATCCCGGTGGCGGGCGGGAAGTTCACCGACACGTTCGCTGCGGAGTACACGCACCACATTTACAAAGTCTCTCTCTAACCTCACGGGAAGGGTTACCCCCCGATGGCTATACGATCCTTCTCAGTCGGTACCCCGGCGGCTGCTCGACCTGCACCGACAGCCGTTCCGACCGGAGCGATCGTAGGCGACATCATGTTCGCCTTCGCTACAGTCGACAACTCGGCGGGAACGTACACCCCGCCCACTGGGTGGACGCAGTTGGACATCGGGCACACCACCACCCCGGACGGTCAAACTGCGGGGATCTTTTGGAAACGACTAACCGCCGCCGACACGGGAACGTACGGGTTCAATTTCAGCACCACGTCCGGGTATATGGTGTCCGGCGCCATCTGTCTCTCCGGACGACACGCAACCAACCCCCCGGTCGCCGGCACCATCACAGTCAGCAACGCATCCAACACCAGCCCGATCACCGTTCCCGCAGCCGGGGTGACTGCTGTTGCTGGTGATGACCTGATCTACTACGCAACCGTCGACCCGACCTATTCACCCGACGTGAACTGGACCGTCCCGACCGGGTACACGGTCGCCGCGTCGACTACCGGCACGACATCTATCCCCTCATACACGGCAACGATGACGAACGTTGCAGCCGGTGCCACAGGAACTGTTTCCTCGGTCGCTGAATCCGGGACCATGCAGGTCGGCTACATTTCGTGGCTCATCCGTGTTCCGCAAGCCAGCGGTAGCACGTTCTCTGGAACTGCGACATTCTCTGGCACTGGGACGCTTTCCGCTGCGGGTATCCCTAACGTGGTCGCTGGTGGGTTGTTCACGGGGTCGGGAACTCTTACCGGTGCAGGGACCCCCAGCGTTGTTGCGAGTGCTGCGTTTGCTGGCAGTGGGACGCTCACCATCACAGGTGCACCCGCGGTTCCTGGGACCGCTGCGTTCTCCGGGGCTGGGACACTGACCAACGCCGCTGTGAGTAGCATCACGGGTGTCGCTGCTCTGACCGGAGTCGGTGTTCTTGCCGGTGGCGGCACGATGAGTGTGTCCGCACCGATAACGTTCACCGGCTCTGGCACGCTCACCGCATCAGGCACCTCAACTGTGCCGGGTGCGATCGGATTCTCCGGAGCGGGCAACCTCGCACCGACAGGCACCCCCACAGTGCCCGGCGTCGAGTCGTTTACCGGCTCCGGACAGCTGGCCGCGACCGGCAGCCAGCTGGTCACCGCAGCTGCAACGTTCAGCGGCTCCGGCGTGCTCACTGCGTCCGGTAAACCGACCACGGCCGGGTCCGCTGGTCTCACCGGCTCCGGCACCCTGTCGATCGTCAACGGGGCGATCATCGGCGGCTCCGGGGTACTGAGCGGCTCCGGCACTCTGAGCGCCGCAGGCACAATCACCACGGCCGGGTCAGGCAGCTTCACCGGCTCTGGGACGCTAGCAGCCAGCGGCACGCCAGCGGCGGGCGGGGCGGCTACGTTCAACGGGTCGGGTGCTCTGCTCGCCTCCGGCACGCCGACCGTCACCATCAGCGGCGCGCTCACCGGCAGCGGCACCCTCGCCGCGACGAGCAACGCAACCGTCGGCGGCACGCTCGCGCTCGCCGGGTCAGGGACCCTCACCGCAGGCGGCACACCAACCGTTACCGGTGCAAGTAGCTTCACCGGCTCGGGGGCGTTGGCCTGCTCAGGGGTAGCGTCGATCCGCGGCACCGCAGCCTTCACCGGCTCCGGCACACTGCGGATCAACCGGGTGGGCATCCCCACCCTGATCACCGTCAGCGGCCGACTCCTCAGCCCGCGTTACTCCGGCTCGCTGAGCGCAGCCCGCTGGTCGTCCGGTAAAAAGAAAACTCGATGGTCAGGAAGGATCGGACGATGATCAACCAGTATCTGCCCGACACGATCAACCAGTTCGTGCCCGTGCAAGTCCTCGTCGGTATCCCCGCCGGGGCGACACCGGTCCCGTACACGATCGTCGCGAACATGAACGTCGTGTGGGTGCTCCGCAACCTGATCGGCGCGTCCGTGCCGCTGCTCGCGAACCTGATCCCGATGGTCGCGAGCGGCGGCGACATCGGGTTCTTCATCGGCCCGATCGCCTCCGGAACTTACGACACGTATGTGCAGGTTGTCGCGAGCCCGGAGACGCCGCTGATCTATGTCGGGTCATTCATTGTGGGGTACTGAACACCTGAAACCCGCAATCGCAGATCATCCTTCACCGTTGAGTCGTTCATCGGATGCCGTCGATCAGCCCGGTGACGTACATGTACACGGCGACCGCGCACAGGAGCAGGAGCACCCGCACCGTGTACCGGGTCGCACGGTAACCGGCCGACCGCCACCGGGCGAGCCCTGCTTCGTACAGGGCGATCGTCTGCTGGTTTTGCTCCTCGGGGGTCACGGCGTCACCCCGTTGATTGCGCGGGCGAGGGCGAGTGTTCGAACGGGGCCGGTGTTCAAGGGCAATCCGAGTCGTTCCCGAGCCATCATGTCTGCGAGTCCATCGGTCAGGATCGCCAGTTGCGCGTCGATGGTGCGATGCAAAGTGACGACCAGCTGAGCGTTCCCCGCCGGTCGGTTATCGCCCCGCGGGTACCAGTCCTCCGGCTGCAGAATCGTCGCCCCGCCATCGATGGTATACACCGAGCACTTATCCGCATCGTCGACAGCCCACGGCCCGGGGGTACTCTCGTCACGCTGCGCGGTCAGCTTCTCGATCGCGGCGTGAATCTCTTCTACGCCGGTCATGCGCGCACCCGACGTTTCGGCTCAACGTACGCCTCGACCCGCTCGAACTTCCAGCCGTACATCGACCGGTCCTCCTCGGTGGCGGCGCTCTCCGCGTCGAACGCGTACACGAGCCGCCCTATCTCGATCTTCTCACCGAACGAGATGGTGCTGACCACGATCACGAATTGCTTCATCAGGAGAGCCCTTCACTTTTACGAACTCGACGAATCTCAGCGGCGGTCCACGCAACAGCGCAGACACACTCGGGCTCGCGGCATCCGCCGCGATTGTGATCTTCAATCGGATGACCGCAGGAGTCGCACTCGACGTAAGAGTTGCCTGCGGCATATTGGGTAGCCATGAGGTGTCCTTTCAGTTGCCAATCGGGGGGGCGACCGGCTGGCCGCCCCCGAACATTAGTTATTGCTTGCGATGAAGCTGCGGCAGGCTCCCACGACTGCGTCCTGCTCGCGACCGCTGATGGTTCGGTACAGCGAACCGGCGAGCTTGTCGATTGAGCCGTAACCGATTTCAACGATCACTCGGGCCGCGTCTTCAATCGAAAGACAAAAGACCTTCTGATTGTTGAAGCATGCGCGATAGGGGGCTTTGGTGGGAATAGAGTTCTCGGTCATGATTTGCCAATCTGTCGGGGTTGCTTATAACTACAGCTTATATCTAAAACAGATAAGAGTCTATCTATTTTAGATAATTCTTTTAGCGATGTTCAGAGCGTCCGCAGCAGCAGGGCCACGAGCGCGACCAGTTGAAGGGCGGCGCTGCACCCCACCAGCACGACCGGCACCCAGAGCGTGACGGGCATCGGCTCGTGCGATCGGCGCAGCTGCCATGCGGTCTCCCGTGCGACCCGCCCCGGGTCGACGGTCGGCGCGAAGACGGTCACCTGCTCGGTCACACGTTCTCCCTCGGCAGGTACGGGTTCACCGGCGGAGTCCACCGCGTCACCGTCATCGTGCCCGGGTAGTCGGGTGACGGGTTTGGCTCTACCGTTGTCACCGAGGTGGCTTCTGCGTCGCGGCCTTCCTGCCATGCTGTCGCCATCGCGCGGAACCCCGGTGATGAGAGATGCTCCTCGGTGATGTTGGGGAAGTAGTCGCGCACTGTCGGCGCAGCCTCGTCGTCGGGCCACGCGTCGTCGCGGGTGTGCGTACGCCAAAACTCAGCCTCACGGTTCGCCTCAGCATCGAACGCTTTATCCGCCGCCGTGCGCTGGTCGCCCGCATCGTCGGGCTGGTCGTACATGGCCGTATCCTGCTCGGCGGACATCAGATCACCGTCGCGATCGTGATGCTAGAGAAGTTCGGGGTGGCCGCGTTCCACTGTGCGCGGCGGGCCATCTTGAACTCGTGACGCTCAGCCTTCGTCCACTCGGCGACTGGCTTCTGCGGTTCGGTGTACGGGGTGGTGTTCATCTTGTGCTCCTTGATCTTGATTGCCAATACACCAAGCATATCTAAAAAAGATATAAACCGCTAGTGGGGAGTGAAAACTGATGACAATTATCCGCACGCACGAAGACGTGGTTGAGCGTGTGACCGACCTCGGCCTTGGCCTCGAACTGCTGTACATGGCCGACGGCACGCTGCGCCTCGCCCACGACTGCAAACTGATCGACGACGACGAGCGTGAACGGGTTCTCCTGCCGCTGAGCGCGCGAAGCATATTCACCCCCGCGCCGGTCACGATCACCCCATCGATTCACTGTGATGAGTGCGGGCTCGCTGGCTGGGTAATCCGCGGCCGCTGGTCCCCCGCCTAACTTCAACCGATCGGACTCCGCATGGCACTCACACTCCCCGAAGGGTGGCGCACCGACCCTCACGCCGCCGCCGATACTCTCGCTGTACTGCGCGCTGCGAAAGACCACCGCAACCCGCCGCCCACGTTCGACTCCCCCGGCGCGCTCGCTCACGCCCTCGACCCCGAGACCGTCACCACCGCAGCGCTGGCGCTCATCGATCAGGCGCTCATCCGGGTGGAGCGCGGCGAAACCACTCGCCTGATCATCTCCATGCCCCCACAAGAGGGCAAGTCTGAGCGGGTCACCCATTACGGGGTGCTGTGGATGCTGCACCGCAATCCGAAACTCCGCATCTGTCTCGTCTCCTACGGCGACATGGTTTCCCGCCGGTTCAGCTACCGAATCCGCGCCGACATCGGGCTGTACAACGGCACCAACGGGCTCGCCAATCTGGGGTTGCATTTGAAGCGCGACGCGAAAGCGGCGTCGTCGTGGGAGTTGGTGTACCCGTCCGAGAACACGATGTACTCGATCGGTATCGGCGGCGGTCTCACGTCCCGCCCGGTCGACATCATGTTCATCGACGACCCGGTAAAAGACTTCCGCGCCGCCGACTCGACCCTGCAATCGGAGCAGGGCTGGGAATGGTGGCAGTCCGTCGCCCGCCCCCGGCTGGCACCGTCCGCCCCGGTCGTGCTGATCCTCACCCGCTGGCACGAAGCGGACCTCGCCGGGCGTCTCCTCGCGAAGCAGAAAGAAGACGAAGCCAGCGACGCGACCGACTTCGACCGTTGGGAAGTTATCAACATTCCCGCGCAAGCCGACCACGACCCCGAGGCGGGCGAAACTGACCCGCTCGGCCGGGAGCCCGGCGAGTTCATGCAGTCCGCCCGGGGCCGCACTGAGGCGCAGTGGCGGGCCACAAAGAACGCCACCTCCGCGCGCATCTGGTCCGCTCTCTATCAGGGCCGCCCGTCACCGGACGCTGGTGACGTGTGGAAGCGCCCGTGGTGGAAACGGTACGAGACGAAACTGTGGTCGACCGAGGACGGGGCAACGTTCACCGTCGAGTGTGACGAGATGATCCAATCGTGGGACATGACGTTCAAAGACACGAAGAGCAGCGACTACGTTGTCGGGCAGGTGTGGGCGCGGCGCGGGGCGAATATGTACCTGATCGATCAGGTTCGCGCCCGGCTGACCTTCACGGAGACCGTCGCCGCGCTGGTAAGCATGCACCGTAAATGGCCGCAAGCTCGCGCGATCCTCGTCGAGGACAAAGCCAACGGGACTGCCGTCATCGACTCGCTCAAAGCGAAAGTGCCCGGCATCATCCCGATCAACCCGCACGAGTCAAAATATGCTCGCGCGTCGGCCGTGTCGCCGTACATCGAAGCGGGCAACGTATGGCTGCCCGCAACCGACATTCAACTGTTCGACGCTGAGGAACTAATCGAAGAAGCGGCCGCGTTCCCGAACGGCGCGCACGACGACCAAGTCGACTCGACTAGCCAAGCCCTCAGCCGTCTGTTCATCGGCGGCGCTGGGGCTGCCGCATGGTTGGCCATGATGAAAGCACGCGCAGCCGCCGAAGAGGTACTGATCGAGGCGGAGCACATTATGACCGTCGAAGAACTAAGGCAGGCGGACTTCCGCGCCCAATACCGAGAGTGAGCTACCTGTGGCACTGAGCGACAACTTCCGCAAAAGCATCAACACGTTCATGCAGGCCCTCGTGGGGCCATCGGTGGAAGCACTCGACGAGCAGGGCATGACCGCATCGACCCGGCTCGGTCCCGGCGGGCCGATCTTCCCCGCGGACGGCATCAGTCAGGAACCTCGCGGGTTCGACTACCCGGCCGGATACAACGTCGCCACCCGGCCGCGGTCGAACTCGGCCATGTCGTTCCTGTCAATGAAAGGGCTGCTCGACAACTACGACATCGCACAGCTGGCCATCAGCCACCGGGTCGATTCGCTGCGCGCCCTCGACTGGTCGATCGTGCCGATGGCCGATGTGAAAGGTGACCTCTCACAAGAGATTGCGTACGCTCGCGCGTTCTTCCGCAAGCCGGACGGCAAACTGTTCTTCCGCAACTGGCTCGCGAAGTATGCCCGCGGTGTGCTGTCCTACGACGCCGGTACCCTGTACCGTTCCCGCAACAACGCCGGGCAACTCATCGGCCTGAAAATTGTCGACGGCACCACCATCGCCCCGCTGATCGACTCGCACGGCGACCAGCCGACCGGCGACGCCCCCGCGTACCTGCAGTTCATCAGCGGCATGACGTGGAACTGGTTGCTGGACTCTGACATCATCTACCAGCCGTTCCGCCCCCGCGACGACTCCCCCTACGGGTTGGCCCCCATCGAATCAATCGTTATTGGTGCGAACACGGACCTGCGGATGCAGTCATACTTCCTCAGCAAGTTCACCGCCGGTAACGTCCCCGAGGGGTTCGCCATCTCGCCGGACACATGGTCAGCCGAGATGATCGACGAGTGGCAGCAAGTCTGGGACGCTCAGTTCAAGGGCAACCTCGAAATCAAGTCCCAGCTGAAATGGATTCCCGGCGGGTCAAAGTTAGAGTTCCCGTCGAAGCAGGACTGGGACGCCGGGAACCAGATGGCCGCCGAATGGTGGATGCGCAAGACGGCGTCCACGTTCCACGTCACCCCGGATGCTCTCGGCTTCGCGATGGACTCGAACCGGTCCGTCGGCGAGTCGCAAGCTCACGTCGACGACCGGGTGGGGGACATCCCCCTCGGGCAACACTTTGCCGACATTTTCTCCGCCGTGCTGCAGGACGACCTCGGCCTGCCGTTGGAGTTTCAGTTCAACTTCGGCGGCACTGAGGAGTCCCTGAAGGACACGGCGACAGCGGATGCGCTGTACATCGATAAGGGTGTTGTGTCGGCGTCGAAGATCGCCGAGCTACGGTTCGGCATCACCGACGTTTTGGAGGTACCCCGGTTTGTGTTCACCAACGCAGCCGGACCGATCCCCATCACGTCCCTGTTCGCCGCGTCGACACCTATCGACCCGGAGACCGGAGGGCCCACCGCGGGTACAGTTGCCGTCGCACCTGTCGCCCCGCCGCTGCCGATCGCGACCGCTGCGGAGACGAAAGCGATCGGCGCTGCACCTCAGGCGACCGACACCAGTATGGCCAAGTCGGAGGCGCGGCCTGAGATCGCCGCGTTCACGAAGTTCGTGAAAGCACGTCGCCGAGCCGGATCATGGGCGCGCGACTTCCAGTTCACCGACATGCCTGCTGGTGAAGCGCACCGCCTCAACCAGAGTGCACGCGCCGACATTCGCAAAGACAACGATCAACTGGTCGCTGCCGGGCTGGCCGTCCTCGCGACGGACACCGGGCGGGTGCTGCTCTTGCAGCGCGGGCTCGACGCGGCCGACTCGGCCGCGGGCACTTGGGAGTTCCCGGGGGGTTGCATCGAGACTGGCGAGACGCCGGAGGGTGCCGCGTGCCGTGAGTGGTGCGAGGAGACCGGGCTTGTCCTGCCGATCGACGCGCGCCCTGTCGCTGACTGGGTGTCGCCGAACGGTGTGTACGGCGGGTTCGTGTACGTCGTGGATTGCGAAATTGATCTGACCGATCGGTTGCCCGGGGTGAACCCGGACGACCCGGACGGCGACGCGGTCGAAGCGCTTGCATGGTGGGAGCCGAAGATGCTTGCCGGTAACCCGGCGATCCGCGCGGAGCTTACCGCTGACCTGTCGATCGTGCTCGCTGCGATCGCTGACGGGGCAAGTTATCCCCCTGTGAGTAACCCTGTGGAGGATGATGCTTCCCCTTTAGTCAAGGGCTGGCGTGATTCGAGCGCTGGCCAGCCGCAGAACGACTACGACCTGCAACTCGTCGACTACTACTCGCCGCTGATCGCTGCGGTGCTGCAGAAGTGGATTGAGGGCATCCCGTTCGAGTCGGTCACGTCGGGGCTGATCGTGAAAGCGACCGGCACCGACATTGAGGCAATTCGGGCGAGCGTGAAAAAGTCGCTCGGCCGGATGCCGCTACCAGCTGAGTTGAATCAGATTCTCGCGAACCTGTACGCCGACGGGTGGACCGCCGGTGAGCATGCCGCGGCCACTCAGCTGACACCGCACATCGTGTCAGTTGAGGGGCTATCGGAGGCCACCGTCGCGATCGACTGGGACAACTGGGTACCGGGCGATCCGGGCGCGGGGCTCGCTATCTCCTCCGGGGGTATGCGCGCAATGATGGACGAGCGCGGGGTCACGATCAAAGGCTTCACCGACTCCGCGTTGGATCAGATCGGCAACATGATCGGCGACGGGCTCGGCGCTGGCGACAGTGTCGACGGAATCCGTTCACGCGTTCTCGATGTCAGCGAAGGCATGAGCGCATCCCGGGCCGACCGGATCGCGCACACCGAATCAACCCGGGCTGTCACCGCCGCGTCTTTCGACGTGTACCACAGCAACGGAGTCGGGCAATGGAATCTGGTCACCGCTGACGCTGGGGTGGATCAGTTGTGCGCGGACACCGCAGCGCAGAACCCGCACGATATGGAAGATCAGACCGGCGCTCCGCCGTTGCACCCGTACTGCAGGTGCGCCGCTTCACCCGTTCCCGAGTCGATCGACCCGGCGAACATCAGCACGATCGACTCAGCACAATTTGAAGGAGAACAGTAATGGCCACATTCCCCGCAAATCAGGCAGCCGACCAGCAGTCATGGGTGGTGTACCTCGACCCGGCGGCGACGCAACTCGCCCCGGTGTTCGATGCGGTCAGTGGGGCTCCGCTGGCCGGGTCGGTGATCGTCGCCTCACAGGAGCACTTGTGGCCGTTGTTCACCTGCCCGGGCGCGCTCGTACTGTACGCGTATGACGCGACCGGCCGGGTTGTCGCGGTGCAGGCGATCGTCGGTGCGGGACCGAGCATTACCGTCACCGGGTCGAAGTCCAGCGGAGCCGCGATGACCTCGTTGCTCGCTGCGCTGGTCGCGCTCGGGGTGTCGGTCACTGACGGCACGGTGGCCTGATGACAGCAACGAAGTCCGCAACCGTCGACGCAACGCCGACGATCCCGCTGTCTGCGCAAAGTCTTGTGCTCGGGTTGTTGAACCTCGGCGGCGGCCACGAGGTTGTGCAGGTCGTCGCCACGGTGAACGGCGTCACCGTTACAACTCAGCAGTACGGACTCAGACTGCCGGTGTTGATCGCGGAGGCGCTAGGGCTCGACCCCAGCAAGATCAGAAGTTTCAAGATCGATCCCTGTCATGTAACTGTTACTCGCGTCAACGCCGCGGGGATCGAAGAAGACACCGTGTATAAGTTCGCGAGCGAGGAGGTGCTCAATGGATGAGGAGAAGCGGTTCGTTCTCGGGATTGCTTACCAAGCCGGACGGAACCCACTGATCAAGCGGGGCGCTGACGGGCATCGGGACTTCTTCACCGCGGACGAGTTGGAACGCGCCGCGTGGCAGTTTATGAAGTCGCGCGAGTCGGGAGTAATGCACGTCGACGGCACCCTCGGGCACGTCGAAATTGTTGAGTCGTCCGTCTATCGTGGCCCGGATTGGGACATCGGTGGAACGATCGTGAAAGCGGGCGATTGGCTGATCGGCGCGAAGCTGGACAAGATCGCATGGCAAGCGGTCAAAGACGGTCGCCTGACAGGCTGGTCGCCGCAAGGCTCCGGCAATCGGGTGCGTGTCGCATGAGCCGCCTGACACGCTTCAACGAGAAGCTGACCGCGTCCGGGGGGCGCATCACCCTCGCGGTCGGCACAATGTACGTCGCGATCCTGTTCGCCGCGCTGACGCTTATCTCGCTCCCGGCGGTGATTATGAGTGGCAACATCGTCGTGATCATCACATGGATCACGCAGTCGTTTTTGCAGCTGGTCCTGCTCCCGATCATCATCGTCGGGCAGAACGTGCAGGGGGCAGCGGCGGAGGCTCGCAGCGCGGCGCTCGCCGCCGCGTCGGACGCACGGTCGGTCAAAACTCTCGCCGACGTCGATCAACTGTTATCTATCCAAACACTGCACATTGCTAAACAGCATGAGCGCACGCGTGCCCACCTGACCGCTCTGGTCGCGCCCACCCTAACTGATCAACCGGAAGGCGTTTCACCATGAGCAACCTGATCGAAGACGACGACATGACCGAGGTGCGCAACGCGAACATTCCGCGCATGGACCTCGTCGACAAGGCAGCGAACGGAACCTCGTGGCTGATTATGAAAGCAGAATCCCCAAACCTCATCTCGACCGAGATGGTGGAAGACCTACTCAAGCAGGCTGAGGAGCCACCGATGAAAGAAGCAGTAACCGTCGACACGGTGGCTAAGGCGGATGACGAAATTCTCGTCACCGACGGCGTCAGTCCGCTCGACGCAACGACCCCGGGTTCCGCTGGCTGGGAGACCATCGACGCGCAGACCGCCGAGGAGGTGTACGCGCAGATCGTGCGACTCAAGAACATGCTCGACCTGCTCGCCGGGCGTGAAGCGACCGAGGCGGCCACCGGCGACTCGGAGGATGCGGAGAACGCATGGAACCTTGAGGACGCCGCCGGGGCTCTCGACTACGCCGGAGACGTCGTGGCCGTGTACGCCGCGGGCGAGAACGCCGAAGCGGAAGAAGCCGACAGTGTCGCGAAGGCGCTGAGCGTGATCCCCGCCGGGGCGCTGTCCACTGTCGAATCGTTCGGCACGATCAAGAAGGCCGGACGCACCCTGTCGGCCGCGAACGAACAGAAGCTCGTCTCCGCCTCGGAGTCGATTCAAAGCGTGCTGGCATCCCTGCCAGCCGCACCGGAAGACGTAACCAAGAAGGGGGCCACCGTGTCCGATCAGGAAACCACCACCGAGCCGACCGTTGAAGCCCTCGTGAAAGCTGACGAGGCTCCGGCCAAGACTGCGGTATTCAACGCCGCCGGGAAGCTCGTCGGCATCGTCGACCCGGCCGCGATCGAGCCCATCACCGGCGCGACCGTCGACGACACCGACGCCGGAGACGACACCGAGGACGCGCCAGCTGATGCAGCTGCCGCGCCGGTCGCCCCGGCACCGGTCGACCCGAATGCGCCCATCGCGAAGGCTGACGACCCCGAAGACGCACCGCTGACCAAAGCAGCGATCGAAGACCTCATCAAAGGAGCACTGGACACGGCAAGGGCAGAAGACGCCGCCGTGATCAAAGGGCTCACCGATCAGGTCGAATTCCTGAAAGCACCGGCACGATCCAAAGTCGTCACGAATGGGGCTACGGGCTTGTCCGCCGTTACCCGTGATGGCGTAGTGGTGGAAGCGGGGCTGCAGAAATCTGCGGACGACCTGCGCAAGGCATCCGCCAACGCGCTCGACACGCAGAGCAAAACCAAGATCGACGACGAACGGCAGGCACGCGCGGTTGCGATGCTTTCCGGCCTCGGTCGCGCGGTCTAACCACACCCACCGCTTCACCTCTCAGGAAAGAGAAACGCAATGTCCAATCTGGACCAGCAAATCACCGAGCAGACGATGGAAATCATCTCGAAAGCTCAGACCACCGGTTTCAACGCGTCGACGGGTCTGTTCTCGTACGACCTGTCGCCGGAGCTTCTCAGCCTTATCCCCGTCGTCATCCCATTCCGCGACTTCGTGCCGCGCAAGAAGAGCACCGACGGTAACAAATTCGCCGTGTGGCGCGCCATCATGGACGCCACCAGCAGCCAGCCGGACCCGTCTGCCGGGTTCGATCAGGCCGCCGGTCAAATCGTCACCATCGAGCAGGACTTCCAAGCGGTGTACAAGCCGACCGGCCTCGGCGACTCCGTGTCGCAGGACTCGATCGACCTCGCCACCGGCTTCGAGGACCCGTTCGCCGTGTCGATCTTCAACACGCTGAACAACGTGCTGATCGGCGACGACCGCAAGCTCATCGGCGCGCAGTCGTTCGCACTGCCGACCGCTGGCGCTCCGGTGCTCACCGCATCAACCACCGGCGGTTCGATCCCCGCGACTTCCGTTGTGTACCTTGCAGCGGCCGGACGCACCGGATCGGGCTACTACTACGGTTCGGGCAACAGCCGCGCCACCGCATCCGCGTCGGTCACCGCCGCCGGTTCCGGTGCCGCGTCCGTGTCGGCGATCGTGCCCTCCGTCAAGGGTGCTGGCGCGTACGACTGGTTCTACTCCACCAACGGTTCGACGTTCTTCTACTACACGACTACCAGCACCAACACGGTCACCGTAACGAAGGTCATCTCCGCGAATCAGGCGCTCCCGACGAACCTCGCCAGCCTGTCGAACGTGTGGCAGGGTGTCGGCAACTCGATCCCGACTGTGAACCTCGCGGCCGACAACGGGTCCGCGAACGTGAACGACTACGACGGGTTCCTCGCCACGCTGTCCGGCGACTACAACTCGTTCGGCCAGTTCGTGCAGGCGGGCACCGCAACCACCAACCCGTCGACGAACGTGTCGCTCGACGGGGCAGCGCTCTCGCTGTCCGGCGGTACCATCACCCAGATTGTGCAGAACCTGTTCCTGCCGATCTTCAACAAGACGTTCCTCAGCCCCACGGTGCTGATGATGAACGCCGCGCAGGCGTACGAAATCGCAATCCTGGTCCTCGGATCGACGGCAGCGACCACGTTCGTCAGCACCGCTTCACCCGACCGTATCTCCACGACCGCCGGTGGCCGTGTGGGTAAGATCATCAACCCGTTCGGCGCTGGCAACACCGGCGGCATCGAAGTGGCGATCGAAGTTCACCCGGCCGTGCCGCCCGGCACGATCATCGCCCGCACTGACCGGGTGCCGTTCCCGAACGCGAACATCTCCTCCGTGCTCGAATATCGTGCCCTCCGCGACACGAACCAGTTCGACTACGGTGTGAGCCGCGCAGCGGGTGCCGGTGGCGGTCCCCGTCGTCAGTACGAAATCCGTTCGCTCGGCGCGTTCGTCAACCGCGCGCCGGTCGCGATGGGCGTGCTCCAGAACGTCGGCTAGTCCCAGCGGTACCAGTAGTAAACGGGCGTCCCGCTTCACCGCGGGACGCCCACCCCCCCCTCAACAATTTTGGAGGCATGACCGCATGAAACTTTATCCACGCAGCGCCGACACTCACGTCGTCGCTCACCCCGACCACGGCGAGTTCGAGGCCGACGAAGACGGCGCGTTCGAGCTTCCCAACGAACTCGGCGAACTGCTCAACAACCTCGGCGGGCCCGGCACGCACTGGGAGAACTCAGCGGAGCGTTCCGTTCGTCTGGAGCAGGAGCAAACCGACTACCTGAACTCCCCGCGTGCCCTGCATGACCTGATCCGGGGTCAGCAGACAGCGCTCGACGAGAAGAACGCCGCGCCGCCGACTCCCGCGCAGCTGCGTAAGCAGGCTGAAAAGATGATGGCCGCCGCCGACGCTGCGGACGAGGCCGCGAAAGCCGAAGCTGCGGACAAAGCTGCGAAAGCGAAAGAGCGCGACGAGAAGGCCGCGGCGAAGAAGTAAGCAAACCGTTCACCCGCTGACGAGGTGGGGGCACCCGCTTGGTGTCCCCACTGTCGAGCGATAACTACACACTGAAACATTCCTAGGCTCTTAGAGAGGCGCTGAGCGATGACCCTCACACCGATATTCGCCCCGTATTCGCAGACGTACTCGCAGCGTGAGCCGTACATCACCGCGGCGGAGTATGCGGCCGCGCCGACCGGAATCAGCCTCAGCACGTTGCAGCCCGGCGGGACTGCGCAGCAGCAGGCCGACGCCCTGCAGTCGGCGATCGCTCGCGGTTCCGCATGGGTGGATCAAATCTGTCACCAGATTCTCGCCGCTACCCTCGAAGTGGTCACCGGACAGTATCAAGTGCAGAACGGGCTTGTGATGGTGACGATGAAACAGTCGCCCGTCATCGCCGTGTATGCCATGTCGCTCGGCCTGTCGCCCGTGACGATGACTCCGCTGCTCACTAATCCGGGCATCGACATCACCTCAAAGATTGTCAAAATCCCGCTGCCCGGTTCGCTGTACGGTAACAATCCGGTGCGCGCCTCAGTCACCTATGTGGCCGGATTCGCAAACAATCTGCTTACGACGCCGGTCGTCGCAGCTGTAGGAACGCTGCCGCTCGACGGGGTGCTAGGAATCACCCCTGGCATGACGTTGACAATCAACGACCCGGGGCAGACCGAGATTGTGACGGTGCTGTCAGTCGGCACGACAACGATCGCGCTGGTCTCGCCGACGAGGTTTGCGCACGCTTCTGGGGTGAACGTGTCGGCGTTGCCCGCGGAGGTGAAGCAGGCCGCAATCTTGCTCACGACGGCAACGATCAAAACCCGGGCGTCAGAAGCGATCGTGCTGCAAAGTTCCCGCTCCACCCCGACGATGAAACAGCCGCTCGCGGCGGGCAAACAGACGGAAGAGAACGACGCGCGGATGCTGCTCAACGATCACATTCGGGTCGCCTGATGGGGTACGCAAGCATCCGCACCGCGCTGGTCAGCTACTTCGCCCCGATCCCGCAAATGCAAACCATGTACAAAGAAGCGCCGTGGATTGTCAACGGCGGCGACTTCCAGCTGAACCCCGGCACCACAGCGGCGGCGGTCGGGTTCGTGCACATCGACCATTCGGTAGAGGAACGAATAACGCTCCCTGCTTATACGGGCAGCAAAGGCGTCGATTACACCGTCGCGCTGGTGTTCCTCTACAAATGGTTGCGGCCGTTCAACCAGCCCGGGGGTGTGTCGCCGGATGCGTACGTCGCCGGGCTCGACGAACTGATCGACGCGATCAAAGCAAAGATCAGAGCCGACCAGAACGCGGGCTCTCCGGCCAACATCTTTCAGATGGGCACCGGCTCCGGCGGTTCATACGCCGGGGAAGGTCCTGACATTGCTGTCACCCAAGACCTCCCCGAAGACATCGACGAAGGTATCTTTACACTCTGTCGTGTCGAATTTCATGTGTACGAGTTGATCCAAGGCTAGAGAGGCCACCCATCATGACGAGTAAGAATTCGGCACCTCGCCGATACCTGTTCACCGCCGACTTCCCGATCATTTTCACCGACCTGGAACTCGGGAAAGATGCCACGGTCGAGCGCGCGAACCCTGCACTGGACTTGAACGGCCAGCCGATCGAAGCACCAAGCGGGTCGACGTTGGTCCTCCGCCCGGGTGACATTCTCACCCCGACCGCGGAGGAGTACGCGCACGCATGGCTGGTCGAAATCGACGCCGCCGGGAAACCGGTCGCGATCGTCGAGCCTGCCCCTGACCCATCGGCGCTCGCCGAAGGTACGAACAACGAAAACAAGGATGGCGAATAATGGTTGCTCCTGCCTTTGGTGCGGCAAATCTGCAGTGGGCTGGCTACGCGCCGGAGACTGTTTACGGGACCGCCCCGACGCTCCCGTTGTACTTCTGGCCTGCCACGGGTCCGGTCTGGGGGCACCCGACCGACAAGTATGTCGACGACGCGCTCCGCGGTTCGATGGGTGGCGAGTTTCAGCAGGTCAACGGCATGCGGAAAGGTGACACGTTCACCTTCACCACGTACTGCTACCTCGATCAGGTGTATGTCTTCCTGCGCCAGATACTCGGGCTGCCGGACGTGCTCAGCGGGGCGTCCGCCCCGTACATGCACAAGACGTCTCTGCAGAACGGGTCGAACGGCCAGCCGCAATCCGCATCGCTGTGGTGGTATGACGCGCTCGGCAAGTGCGTGCAGCTGCCCGGCGCGCAAATGTCGGACCTCAAAATCACGGTCAACGCGGCCGGGCTCGTCACGATCGTGCCGACGTTCGTCTGCCTCCCCGGAGTGTTTGTCACCCCGCCGACTCAGACGCCGGAGACGGCTCAGCCGATGCCAGGATGGAAATCGGTGATCACCCTCGCCGGGGTCGCGTCGACCGCGTTCTCCGAAATCATCATCAACATCAAACGGGCGACAGAGTCGATTCCGTCGGTCACCGGCACGCAAGCGCCGTTCGCGATCTTCGCGGGCCCGGTCACCGTCGCGTCGACTCTGAAAGCGATCTACGCCGGGTCGACCGATCCGCACCTGCTCGCTGAGTTGAACAACACGCAGCCGACTCTCTCCGTCGCCCTGTCGGCGGTCGGCGACGCGGTCAACTCGTTGACGATGCAGTTCAGCCGCACCGCGTACGACGTCGCCGACCCGACAGGAACGAACAAGTGGATGGAGATAGCGGGCACCACGAAGATGCTCACCAACCCGACCGACGTCGCCGGGGGCGGTAACCAATCACCGATGCTCGTCACCCTGCTCAGCCCTGTTTCAACCGTCATCTAACCCTCACCGCCCGGTGCTCTCTTCCACGAGCACCGGGCGGCCTATCCCCCGTTCGGAGAAGATCATGACCGCCCGTAAACCTGCCACAACCGCGCCAGTCGAGAAGCCGTTCGACCCGACTCGCTGCGCGCTACCTGCCCGCAACATGGCCACGTTCTGGAAAGAAAGCGAACTGTCGCCGCGTCGCCGCCGGGAGCTTGAAGTGTACGAAATGGTTCTCATGCCAAAGTTGCGGCAGCTGGCCGTCGCTCAGCAGATCATCGGCCCTGACGGGAAGGTGCTCGCGGAGGACGACAGCCTCGGCGGTATCCCCACCGGGCTGTCGTTGGAAGAGTCTCGACAGGTGTTCGAGATGGCTGACACGACCGCGTGGGTGTACCTCAAAGGCTGGACGCTGAAAACTCCCGAGGGTGGCCCGCTGCCGATCCCGGCGAGCGTCGACGAACTGCTCGACCTCCCGCAGGGCATCTACCTGCCGCTGATCAAACACGGGCAGCAGATCATCCGCCACTTGGTGATGAAGTCCGACGGGTTCTCCGTCGACTCTGTTGAAGACCCGGACTCCCCTACTGGGGTCTGAGGAATTTAGAGTCAGCCCTCAGATCAAACGGCGGGCAGATCGGTGGCGAAGCAGGGCATCAGTACGCCGAGTACCTGTTCCGCAAAATCATTCCGCTGACTCACGAGCAATACCTTGACGAGCCCGGCGACTCGATCCAGTGGACGGTTCGGATCGACGAGCTAGTGAAGCGGATCAAAGCCGAGCGGAAACGAGAAGCGGAGGAGGCCCGATGAGCCCGTGGCTTGGATCGTCTGAACTTCGCGCCGCGTTCGACAACGTCGCCGTGCGCGCTGACATGGCGTCGAAAGCGATCGTGTCTCAGTCGGCCGCGCTGGTCGTCGCGAAAGCTCAGGGCAACTTCGAGGGCACCCGCATTCGCGTCAAATCGAGCACCGGCAAGTCATGGTCGGTGTACCCGGATCGGCACGTCGGCGGGTCGAAGCCGAACATCATCACCGGGTATCTGCGCCGGTCGATCCGCTCGACCCCGATCGTGAAAATGGGGCGCGGCGACTACTGGGTGAAAGTCGGCCCGAACGCGATCTACGGCCGCTCGGTCGAGCTTGGCTACAAAGGCTCGAAAGGGTACCCGTTCTTCACCCCGGCGGTCGAATCGGCGATGCCCGAATTCGAGGCCATCCGCCTCCGCGTTTTCAGAGAACATCTCTCGTAAGGACAAGTCATGCCGCTCCTGCCTCCGCTCGTTCTCGACCTCCGCGCCCACGCAAGCCAGCTGTACACCGAGCTAGGGCACGTCTCCGGCGAAGTGTCGAAGATGGAGAAGCAGACCGACCAATCGACGACCCGCATGTCGCATATGTTCAACAGCGCATCCGGGGCGACGAAAGCGATCGGCACCGGCATCGCGCTCGCCGCGGTCGCCGTTGGGGTCGAGTCGCTGCGGCTGGCCACCAGCTTTCAGACAGCCACAACTCAGCTGGTCACCGGTGCCGGGGAGTCGGAAGACAAAATAAAGATGGTGTCCGACGGGCTGCTCAAGATGGCTCCCGCTGTCGGGCTCGGGCCGACCGCGTTGGCAAAAGCGATGTTCCTCGTCGAGTCGGCCGGGTATCACGGGGCCGAAGGTCTCAAGGTTATGCAGGCCGCCGCGGAGGGTGCGAAGGTCGGCGGCGCGGACGCAACCACGGTCGCGAACGCGCTGACGACGGTGATGAAGGATTACGGCCCCGCGGCAGGGTCCGCCGCCAAAGTCACCTCCATGCTCGTAGCGACGGTCGCGTCCGGTAAAACAAACATGAACGACCTCGCCGGGGCGATGTCCTCGATCGCACCGAAAGCGTCCGCCGCAGGTGTGAGCTTGCAGGAAATGCTTGGCGCAATGGGCACGATGACCGGTGAAGGTATCAGCGCACAGAACGCTTCCAACCTGCTCTCCTCGTCGATCGACTCGCTCACCAACCCGACATCGGTGCAGACAAAAGCGATGGCACAAATGGGCTTGAGTTCTATCGATGTCGCTAAGAACCTCGGCAAGAACGGACTGACGGGCACGTTCGATCAGATGGCGACCGCCGTTATGCAGCACATGGGCCCGGCCGGTCTCGTGTTGCAGTCCTCGTTCAACGAGTCGAAAGTCGCGGCGGCCTCCGCTCAGGAAATGATCACGAAACTGCCGACCTCGCTGCAGAAGCTCGCGCACGAGTACGCCGCCGGAACGATCACTCAGAAAGAGTGGACCGCCGGGATCAAGGGGCAGCCAGCGCTCGTGACGAACCTTGCAACTGAGTTCATGCGCACCGAAAAGCAAGCCGCCGGGTTCTCCTCGTCGCTGCGCGCCGGTGGCGGTTCAGCCGAGACGTTCAACGCAGCGATCGCGAATATGACTGGCGGCTCGACCGGGCTCGCCGCGACTCTCGCGCTGACCGGTGGGCACATGGCCGACTTCAAAGGCAACGTCAAAACGATCGGCGGCGCAGCTGTCGAAGCGGGCGGGCACGTCAAAGGCTGGGCGACCACACAGAAAGACTTAGCTGTGCAGATGGCGCAGGCCTCCGCAAAAGTGGAAGTCATCGGGGTGAAAATCGGGACGTTCCTCATCCCGATGGTCAGTGCAGCTATCTCCGCGTTCGGGAAGTTCACCGATTGGATGACAAAGAACAAAACAGCGATGATCGTCATCGGCGCGGTGATCGGCGGCATCCTCGTCGGGGCAATGTATGCGTACGCCGCCTCAGCGGTAACCGCGGCGATCGCGTCGACGTTTGTGACATGGCCGCTGCTCCTCATCATCGCCGTCATCGCGCTCGTCGTCGCCGCGGTCATCTGGCTTATCGCCAACTGGGACGGGGTGGTGAAATTCATCCGCACCACATGGTCGGCGATCGTCGGATGGTTCGCCTCCGTCGGCGCTTCGATCATGAAATGGTGGAACGGATTCTGGAGCGGGATCGGGAATTTTGCGAAAGCGCTCTTCCAAGCCGACATCAACTTTGTGCGGGCGATCTTCCAAGGTGTGCACGACTTCTTTACCGCGATCGGCGGGGCAATATCGATCGCATGGAATAACATCTGGTCCGGTCTCGGCGACGTCGTACGCGGTGCGTTCTCCGGCGTCCAGTCGTTCATCCGCGATGTGATGAACGGTGTCATCGCAATCATCAACGGAGCCATCGACGGCATCAACGGGTTGACGGCTGCTGGCGCTGCGGTCGGTATCAACGTGCCGAAAATTTCGCACCTACCCCGATTCGCTATTGGTACCGATAGCGTGCCGGGTTCGCCGGGGCAACCACTGAACGCGATCATCCACGGAGGGGAGGCGATCCTATCTAACGACATGCTCAACGGGCGGGCGCAGATCGGCCCCCGAGCGGTCGCTGCGGTGAATGCTCAGACGGGCGGTTCCGGCGGCCCCGGCGGCTCGACTCAGCAACGCACGGTCAACATGACGAACAACTTCAACACCACCGCCGATCCGGCTCGGATCGGGCATGACATCGGCTGGGTTCTGAGACGACAGGGATGAAACGATGACGGTCACAACCAACTGGTCAGGGTCATATAACGGGCTCCCGTTCGGGGTTGGGGCCAACGTTCAGTTCAAGAACATCAGAGGGTTCCGCGCTCACCCGGGGCAGCGGTCCGGCGACGTTCCGAAGGGTCGGCAGGACGGTGTCAACGCGGGGCTGAACTACTTGAACGCACGTGTGTTCACGATCGACCTGCTCGCGTTCAACCCGACGGTCGCATTCGAGACTGTGCTCGCCTCGATCACAGCCGCGTTCCAACCGATCAGCGACCCGACCTACCAGCTGCCGCTAGAGTTCCTGCTCCCCGGCTGGGCGACGTCGCGCCTCATCAACTGCCGGTGCACGAACGGCGCGATCGATATTGACGACGCGTTCCAGTATTTTAATTCCGAAGTACCGATCGAGATGACCGCATCCGACCCGCTGATCTACGGGTCGACAGTGAAAACGGCTGGACCGACCGGGCTGCCA